TGTGAACTGAGGAGTGACAGTATTGGCTCTAGCTATGCTGGGTGATAACAGAGCTAAAAGCAGAATTAATTTCTTCATGCTTTTGGTTTATCTTTATGTGCCATAGGGCATATTGGAGGTTTGCCATTACCGTTTTTACCGGTAGTCAAACCGAATGTTGCTAGGGCTCCTGTAAAGACGCTGGCTACGAAAGTGATATCGCTATTCCCAGACTTCTTAACCATTGGTATGTCGATGTAGTTCATCGTAATAATGAATCCACTCCAAACGACAACACCTAGTCTTACAAAAGTACCCAGTACTTCTATTTGATGTTCTTTATCTTCAGCGACATCTTTTAATTTACCGATTAAACCTTTTGGCTTTTCGGGCTTATTTTCTTCCATGCTGTTTTAAGTATTGGTTTCATCGCTGTAACAACCCATTTAAAAGCTGCTGTTGCAGTCAAGGTTGCAGCTACAGAAACGACTGCTGTAGTAGAAGCCGTTATTAGTATTTCGTTTTCAGGTAAAGGTACATCAAAATCTATTATTGGAATATTGACATTCCTTATACCTGTATCTACTTCTTCTGAAGCTTCAGCTTGTACTCCTTCCGGTTCCTTTAAATCACTAGGTGGAACGACTAAAGGTTTATAAAAAGGAACGTTTCCTGTTGGTAAAGGTATAGATATTGTTTCTATATTTCCTACTGGTGGAATTACTATTGAAGGTATATCTACCATTTATCTATTGGACATTTCATAAAAGGAATACGAACTTTAACAGGCATAAAACAATTACACTTTTTACAAGTTGAATTACGCCTTAAAAATTCACATGACTGACATACCTCAAACTTTTCTTTAGGTGTCATTTTTTTGTATTTTTAAACTTAACCAAGAATCATCTATAAATCTTTCTATTATTTTGAAGTTATTTAATCTAAATGATTCTGTTAAATCTTCTTCTTCGTTAACTCCCATTCCACTCAAAATTACAATTCCATTTGGTAAGAGAGTTTTATTTATATTGGTTAAATGATATTTATGTATGTCAGTTATTATGTTTGAAATAACAATGTCAAAGTCTTTAAAAATATTATCTTTATATAAATCTTGGAAAAACCCTGTATAAATTTTAATATTATTTAAATTACCAAAGTTTAATAGAAAATTTTCTTTAGTAGTTCTTGTAGCAATACCGCTTGGATCTAAACAATGAATCTCTTTTGCACCTAGTAATTTTGCTTTAACAGCTAATATCCCTGTACCCGTACCAATATCTAAAACTTTTTTATTTTTAAAATCTGTACCTTGTACTGCTTTTAATGATACTTTTGTTGAGCCATGCTCTCCAGTGCCGAATGCTTGACTATCAACAAGTTTAATCAAAACCTGTCCAATCAACAGCTCCAGCCATATCAGCATCAGTATATTTCTTATCGTTTTTAGGATACTTTGCTTTTATATCTGCTATGGCTTCATCAATTTTCGTATTTTCAGAATTATCGCCTAGCCTGGCTTTATTTAAAGCTCCTAATTGATCTCCGACATTAGGATATTCTGCTAACCTCATATCTTTATATGTAAACTCATTCGGTGTTGTTAAATCTTCTTCTGTATCACCTTCGTAATTTAAAGCAAGAGGTATGTCTTCAACTTTTGCGAATGACCTATCTACATTATGGTATCTACTAATTAAGTCTTTTAATAGATTTGTATCATACGTTTTTTCAATAGGTATGACAGCATAAGAACTATCGTTATATTCTACTTTCATAGAATTTGTTGATAGCTCTGTTATTTTGTATTTCATGAGAATTTTTTAAGTAAGAGCATATGTGTTTTTTGTAATTCGATAAACACCTCATCATCAGTATTTTCGTATGATCGTAAAAGTTTGCTATTTGTACATAATCTATTTCTAACTTCTACATCTTCTATTAATGACGAAAGCCAACCGACACAGGCAAAGCGAGTACCTTTAGTAATCTTTGTAACTCTATGTCTTAATTTATTATCATAAATAACAATTTGACCTTGTTTGCCTTTAACTCGTTTACCTTCAATGTCTAACTCGCCACCTTCATAATCATCATTTAAAAATACTGTGAAAGAGTAATCCATTCTTGTTAAGTGACCATCTTGATTAGGCATAATAGTTTCATCAAAATGCCAACCATATCCTTCACCAACATGATATTTATTAATCATTGGTGGACAAACTGTATTGAAATAAGTCTCAGTATGTATCTTTCTACCTACATCTGACCCATAAAAGGTACCAAGAACATTACCTATAATTTCTTGATATAAGTCACCTTGAATTAATTCGTTGTTAGTCTTTCTATCTTTTAAACGATCACCTGTAGTAAGTTTACCGTCTTGCCAAAGATCACACGTTTGCAATTTTTTAATTAACTCTTCACACTGATTTTTATCTAATAAATCATATATTTTAATATCCATTATCCAGCTTGACCTGAAAGAGTTCCTGTATTATTTAAAGAAGAGCTTATGCCTCCTGAGTGGCTTACATAATAACCAGCAGATCCACCTGATGAACCACTAGCACCACCAGATCCGTTAGATGAGTTACCGTTAGATCCAGAAGAACCTGTTGCACCAGTAGATCCAGTAGCACCGTATGATCCTCCTGTTCCACCAGTACCTCCTGTCCCACCAGAACCAGCATTAGTACCACCACCAGATCCACCAGATCCTGATGATCCTGAAGTAGCAGATTGGTTATATCCTTGTCCTACACCTCCGGCACCGCCAGAACCTCCAGCTCCTCCAGAAGTAGTTTGATTACTGACAATACTACAACCTTGTCCCTCAAATCTCCAGATTTTTACTATACCCCACCATTTTGGACTAGAAACTGTTCTACCCCAAGCGTAGTTTCCATAATTATGACTACCACCAGAACTTTGACCAGCAATATAACCTTGGCTACCACTTCCAGCAGCACCCGTGTATTGACTACCATGAGCAGTTTGACAAACTTGATTACCATTGAAGAAGCCACTTGAAGGCATTCCGCAACCACCATTTTGTCCACCAAGCCATTGTAATCCTTGGAAGCTTCCACTTACAGGGCTACAGCTACCAAAGCTAGTACCTGTAAAGTTACTTTCTACACTTTGTGATCCGTTACCGCCTTGTCCACCAGCACCGCCAGCACCTCCGCCACCGCCACCAGCTCTTATAGTTCCAGAATTATTTATAGTTACACCAGCAACTTCAACTCTTATAGCATTACCACCAGCAGAACCAGCAGCTCCACCATATCCTGAGATAGTACCAGCATTATCAATAATTAAAGTACCACCCATTCCTGATGGAATAGTAAGAACATTATTATAAGCAGTTGCTCCTATCTCTACACCATTTGCAACAGTTAATCGTTTAGGTACTGACGAAGTATAGTTTGAACCAAATAAAGTTGATGCGTTTAGATTTGTTGCTCCATTTGTAAGAGCAATAACTATTTCATTTACTGCACCATAGAAATCACTTAGATCTATAGCTCCAGATGTTGGAACGTTAGTATTATTTCCGGGAACATTAGAACCATTTCTGTAGTACTCAGAGAGAGAGTGAGGGGTTGACCCCCCAAACTCATCTACTATGTCTTGTATGGTAATTGTTCCAGAGTTCTGGATTGCCATTATTTACCTCCAGCTTTGTGTTCGTCTAATTCTGCTTTTAATTCTTTTACTGCTTCAATAAGTACACCAACTAATTTTCCATAGTCGATAGACTTAACTTCTTCAACACCGTCAACTGTAAGTTCTTTGTTAGTAGTTACAACTTCTGGTATTACCGCTTCTACTTCTTGTGCAATAAGTCCAGTGCTTTGTTTACCATCTTTTAACCACTTGTAGTTAACACCACGTAATTTACCAACAGTACCAAGAGCATCATTAATAGTATGAATATCTGTCTTAAGTCTTGCGTCAGAGAAAGCAGTAACGTCACCTGAAGCAACTAAAGCACCTGTTACGCTAACGCCTGTACCTGAAGTTTCTAACCTTTTAGTATTTGCGTTATAAAGCTCTACACTTCCACCGTCAGTAAATATAGCTTGATCTTGAGTACCAGCAGCATTCTCAATTTTAAGTTTATTAGTTTGTACTCTTAAATTACCTTCACCAGTAGCATCTGAGATATAGCTATGGTTTCCATCGTGATAAATTCTTAAATCTTCACCATTTCCAAAAGTAGCATGAACATTATCACTCCATGACATACGATCATTTGATTCA